ACCGGGACCGCGAGCCCGATACGAGTAAACAAACAGGAGAAGAGAGCATGTGGACTGCATGGCTGAGCGATAACGGGGACCACCACCACCATATCGGGACATTCCACTCATTTGAGGCGGCGTGCGAGTGGATGGACCTGTATTTCGGATTCCGAAGCGATGAGATTCCTCTCGGATGGGAAGGCCTAAACGGTGAGTACGGATATCTGAACGAGGGCGAATGATGCGACAGGCTAAAAAAGTATACGAGGTGTTCTCAGACGACACCGCCATGGAGGACCTGGTTCTCGGCCGAATCTGGGACATCCCAGACGACCAGAACGCGAGCCGACTTGAGGTCACCGTCCTAGACGGTGATTGGATTGACCCGATGGCGGCTACGTTCTTCGTGCAGGACTACGGGTCGTGGCTCCGCACCTTCGCCGCCGCGCGTGAGTTCATCTTGAAGAACGCACGACCGCCACAGAACAGCCCCTAGAACGCATCCTACGCCCTCAAGGGAGGGCAACCTACCTACCGAGTAACCAAACAGCCCTTACGGGGGCAGGGAGAGAGCAAGATGAGCAAGAAAGACTTCACCCTACAGGACGCAGGCCCAGCGTATGACACGTCCAAGCGTCGAGGCGCGCGGACCATCTACGTGGACGGGCCCAACGGCAAGGGCGACAACGGGAGTCATATCGAGGTCTTTGGGCCTGACCGTGACGCGATTGCGAGCCTGCTCCTGGGCATGTTCGGAGCCGAGGAGGTCAAGCCAGAGACCGATGCCGCGCGCCTGGAACGGTTTAAGCGTGACATTCTCGGAGCGCATGGAATCACAGGGGGCGACGATGCGACCCAAGCGGCCCCTCCGATGGCGGGCGGGTGTGGCCATTCCGCGTGCAGTCAGAACTACATAGACACTGGTGACACCGCGTGCATCAAAGGGGGCGACGATGAGTAGTTCTATACACCACGTGTCCAATGCTGCGCCCACTCAGTTCGGTGCGCTGTTGCGTCAGTCCTGCAATTGGTCTGTTGCTTGGCACCCAGCGTTCGTCGATGACAACGACACGATCACGCAGGACGTTGACAAGGTGACGTGTGAGGCCTGTCTTGAGGCCACAGGGGGCGACGATGGATAGCCTCATCACAGCCCTAGCCCTGGCTCTGGCCCTGCTCTTCACGAGCAGCGGCCCTGGCCCGGTGGGCATCATCGACCATGGAGAGGATGGGGTCTGGGCTCTCGAATGCGTGTACCCGGACAGCATAGAGCTCGTCTACATCCACGGAGACCATCACGAGGGCGAGCGTGTGCCCTGCCCTGTCGATTTCCCTTGACATATCTGACAGCCTGACAATAATCGCAATCACAGAGCCGTACAACGCTCTCAACCACTGACCCAACCACCAGGAGAATTATTGTGGAGAATTCCACCACACCCTCACCGTCTAAGACGGTTCGCCGCGTGGCCAAGCTGCTGCGCGACCTAGACGGCATGCCCGCTGCTGGCTACTCGACCTCTCAAATAGGCGAGGCCATGGGCTACATGGCCTGCCTGATTCCGATGCTCTCACCTGACGAGTGGCGTGATGCTCTCGCCTTGTCTGAAGGGGGCGAGTAACATGGCGTCCATCGACTTCAACGCTTCGAGCGTCTCACGAGAGCCGCTCTCGCTTCCTGTCGCCAAGTCCACCACTCACAAGCACGTGCCTAGGTGGACGGCTGTCGAGTGCGGACGGTGCGACGGCTTGACCACGCTTCGCGACGTCGAGCCCGGGTTCACGTTCGTCTGCGGCGGCTGCTCTTCATGGCTCCAGGTGAGCAAAGGGGGTGAGTGATGCTTAGCAAACGGCAATGGCAACGCTGCATGGCGAAGGCCAAGAACGGCAAGACCCTCCGAGAGTCCATCAACGATGAGCTGAAGTCCACGGACAAGACCATCAATGACTGTGGGGTGCAGTCTCTGTACGCCACGCGCATCGATGGCAAGTGGACGGTCTGTATCAACGGGCAGTTCACGAGCGGCGGGTACGCTGGGCTCTCTGACATCATTCGCATGATTGCCCGGACGCCCATCGCCTGGGACGAGCCCCACGACCCCCGGCGGGACGGATGAGCAAGAGGGAAGAGCGAGACAGGGCCGCAGCGTGCGCGGATGCGATGGCTGGTGAGGTGGAGGGCATGGACTCAGCAGAGGACGCGCTTGACCACCTCATCCAGCTAGCCCTGACCATCGTGGACAGCACATCGAGATGGAGAGAGCCGTGTCTCACGCGGGTCTACACCAGGGTGTTCTACAGGTTCCACGACCAAGCGTGGAACGACCACAGAGAGAGCACCGAATTCACCAGGCAATTTCAAGTTAAGGAGCACAAGACATGAGCGTTGACATCACCACCACCAAAAACTTTGGGACCTCGAGTCTCACCGCCCTGGTTCACGGGCCACCCGGCTCCGGCAAGACCTACGCTGCGCGGACCTGCCCCGGCAAGACGCTGGTCGTCAGCGCTGAGGCTGGGCTGCTCTCGCTTCGAGACGTGGACCTGGACGTGGCCACCATCTCCACGTTCTCTGACCTCAAGCGCGTCTACTTCCTGCTCAACGACGAGGGCCAGCCCTACGAGTGGGTGTACATCGACTCGCTATCTGAGGTGGCAGAGGTCTGCCTCGCAGAAGAGATGGGCAAGACGGCGCACGGCGTGAAGGCTTACGGAGAGATGATGACTGCGGTTATGCGCCTGGTCAAAGCGTTCCGCGACCTGGACGTGAACGTCGTCTTCACTGCCAAGCAGGGCCGAGACGTGGACCCTGATGGCGTGGCCTATATGGCCCCGGAGCTGCCAGGGAAGAAGCTCAGCACCAAACTGCCCTATGAGTTTGACCTAATCGTAGCGGCAGGCACACACACGGACTCCAATGGTAACGTCCATCGGGTGTTACGTACCACCTCTAGCCAAGGCGTTCTCGCCAAGGATAGAAGCGGGGCACTCGCCCCACTTGAGCGGCCCAACTGGGCCCGAATTCACAGTAAGATTTCCAATCCACCCACCAATCAGACAGGAGAGTAAGGTGGCAAGCATTAACTTCAACAGCGCGGATGTTCCGCAAGATGAGAGCAAAGGGTCTTTTGACCCGCTGCCCAGCGGCTGGTACGTCGGACACATCATCGAGAGCGAGCTCAAGCAGAACGCCAAGGGCACCGGGTCCTATCTGCAGTTCGTCATCGAGGTGGACACGCCGTCTCACGCTGGTCGTCGTCTCTGGGCACGCCACACCTGGGAGCACAGCTCCTCGCCTGTGGCCGTCGAGATTGGGCACCGCCAGGTGTCGGCCCTGTGCAACGCCTGTGGCCGTCCGAGCATCTCGGACACCGAGGAGCTTCACGGCACCCAGTTTCGTGTGAAGGTCAAGGAGACCCACCACGAGAAGTACGGCCCCGGCAATGACGTGGTGGACTACGGTTCGGTCAAGTCCGGTGGTGCGTCTGTGGCTCCGACTACCGTTACGGTGTCGGTGCCTGACGACGATGACATCCCCTTTTAGCGTCCCCTTTTAGCCAGAACCACACCCCCACCCCCCTTAAGGGGGTGGTGGGGTGTGTGTGGTCTTGGAGGTGAATGATGAGTGCGTACATGAACTCGCTCGACGAGCAGCGACACCGACATGACATCGAGCCTGGTCACTATCGCGTGACGTTCGTGAGCGCACACTGCGCTGGCAGTGGACGCCAGCAGGTGTGCCTGGGCCTCGATGAGCTACAAGCGGGCCATCACCCGGTAGAGGGTATGCCTGTGCTGTTCTTGCCCCATGACCCCCTGGTCGATGCGCTCTGGGACCTCACGGAGAACCAAGAAGACGTGCAGCGTGGTGGCCTGTCCACCAAGCCCATCTGGGTTGTCGAGCTCGGCCAGAACGCCAAGGTGCTCGGATTCGCACGCGCTACCTCTGTGTTCGGTCTACGCATGGGCTGCGGCCCCTACCACTACAGCGGAGAGCCCCAGGACTACGAGGTCTACACCGTCGATGAGATGCGCCGCAAGGGACCCAGATATTGAGTCGTCCTGGCGTCATCATGGACAGGGTGCTCGCTGAACTGTACGCACAGGCCCCTGTGGGCCTCACTGTGCTAGAGTTGGCGGCTGCAACGGGTGAGAGGCCCAACTCCATATGGAAATCCCTTAGAGGGCTCATTACGGAGGGCTGGGTCACAAGACACAAGGGACCGTCACGCATAGGGCGTCGGCGGTTCATCTACGAGGTGAGTGATTAGTCCAGGTAGTGCAGGGCTGCAACGCCAGCGGCTCCGGTCAGCACAACGCCTGCGGCAAACCACACAGACGGGTGCTCGTACCAACCAGGAGGGGGCACAGGGTCAGCTACGATGTCGAGGAGTTTCTGCTCCAGGGCATCGGCTCTGCGCTTCTGGATGGCCTCTCGCTCACGAAGGGCTGTCTCGGTGACGGCTGCTCGCTTGCGTGTGGCGTCTAGCCCTGCCTCACAGGACTTGATGTCCACCTCGAGACACCGGATGGCCTTCTTGGCAGAGGACTCGCTGACCAGGAGCCCGTCGCATGGGGCCGGTGTGCTGGTGAGCAGCGTGTGGGCCTTGGTGCAGGGGGCAGAGGTCAGCAGGGCTGCGATGAGCAGGGCGGTGGTCACGCCTTGCGCTTGCGTCCCGCTGCTGCCATCGCTGCCATCTTACGTGCGCCGTACTTCTTACGCCCGATGTATGCAGCCAGGGCGTCGGGGTCTTTGACTCCCTTGGCCTTGAGCTTGCTGGACAGGGCCTTGAACCGGCCTCCGCTGCCCAGTGCTGCCGTTGCTGCTTGTCCTCGTGCTTTGTGCTTGCCTGTCATCACTCTTCTCCTGTTGCTTGGTCCCAGGCTGTGGCCAGGGAGCCGTCTTCTAGGTTGACCGCTGAGATAGCCTTGGCTGTCTCTGCTAGCTCGGCTCGGAGCACCTTGTGTGCTTCGTCCACCTTCTTGAGCTCCTCTTCCTGCTTGTTCACCGACTCGGACAGAGACTCGGCCACCTCTGTGGCCTGGGTGGCGATGACCTCAAGGGTGCTGGTCTGCTGCTCAAGCACCTTGGTTTTGCGCGCGCTCGTGCGCCAGAGCGCAAAGAACATAGCGGCGGCGCTGACCAGTACGGCGAGGAGCCAGTCCACTAGAAGTCCTCTGCGATGTCGGCTGACTTCTTAATCCGCGACTTGATGGCAGAGAAGACGTAGGTGGTTAAAGACCCGGCTCCGATGCCGATGATGGCACCGAAGCCGGTGTACCCAGCGAGGATATATCCGAAACTCCCTCCCAGGATTACGGATAGGGCTCGCAAGGACGTGCGCCTAAACCTGCCATCAGACAACACGCTCTCTTTGAGTAGCGTCTTGAATACCTGAGTGATGGAGTAACTGGCAAGGGCTGCGACGGTTATCA